TGAGTTCCTTCTTTCTTGTTGATGGGAGCTATCAGCTCACCACGGCTTCGGTGTTGATGATCGCGTCAACCTTGCGGCACGGAACGCCCTGGAAAGTCAGCCAGCTGTACGGCGTGCCGAACTGCGAGAGACCGTCGTTGACCTTCAGGACTGCCTGGCTCTTATCGAGCGCAGCAATCGCAAGGCCGCTGTGGACGGTGCGGTTCATGTAGAACGCGGCGCGACCCATCGCCATGTTCGGGATGCGATACAGAGCACGGCTCATCATCTTGATGATGGCAGTGGATACGTTCGAAGCCTGGGTGTTGTCCTGACTCATCAGGTGGGTCGTGTTGATGTTGCAGATTCGCACGACGTAACGCCAGTCCTTCACGACCAGACCGTTCTTCCACTGATAACGGGTGGCGTAAGCCTGGAGACGGTTGTTGCCGTCATACACGGTCTGCTCGCCGAGATCCTCGTGCATGAGGCCAGCGGTCGAACCCTTCGGGAACGGGCAGTAGACGGTGTTGTCACCCCAAACAACCAGGTAGATCGAGGTGTTCACGGTCGCATCAGAACCACCAGCAGACAGGATGTTCTGCGAGTTGTTCGGAGAACCAGCACCAATGTCAGAGTAACGCGGCGCGAGGCCGAGGAACTGCTTCGGATCGGTGGCGGGGTTGCCGTAGAACAGCGTGGTCGCCTGCGTCTGATTCATGGCCTCGAGGAAGGCCACGTCTTCGGACAGACGGAACTGAGCGGTGTTGCCGTTCAGCATGGCGAGATCCTTATCGACCTCGCTGCGAGCCTCGAGGATGCCGCAGGCTTCATCGACCTGGGCAGTCGTGCTCTTGCTGTTCGGAATGCCCTGGTTGAGGGCGCGCCAGTACACGGCCGGCAGGCCGGTGCGGATGACGACGCGGTCGCCCGTGGGGAGGTTGCCTTCCTTGAAGACGCAGTCCTCGAGGATCTCGTTGGTCTGGGACAGGAGTTCCGCGACGACCGGAACGCGGCCCTCGGGATCGGTGCGCTTCGCCCAATCGGCGAGCGTCAGGTTGGTGGTGGCCAGAGTTGCCATGACTGTTTCCCTTTCGTGGGTTTAGGTGCTGGAGGAGTACATGGCGTCGGCGAGGTCATTGAACGAGCGTGGTCCGGCCGACTTGGCCTCGCCCTTGGTGCCCGTTACCATGCTGTCCTCGCTGATCGCCTTTCCGGCGCGGAACATGAACCGGATTACTTCCGGGTGGTTCCCGAGGCCGGACTCGTTGAGCAGGCTGCGAAGTTCGGTGGTGCCGAACGCATCGAGCGCCTTCTTCGCCACGGACAGGTTCGCCGACAGACGCTCGCCGCCAAACTCCTTGTCGGCCTTGCTGCTGTCGGACCATCCATTGCGAACTGCCTCGATCTGCGCCGCCTGACGTTCAGCCAACTTGGGGCCGACTGCGTCAAGGACGCGCTGCGCGGCTTCCTGCGACAGGTTCAGTTCCTTCGCCACCTTTGAGTATTCAGCAATGACCTCGGAGTCGAATGATTGACCCTCCGGTGCCTTGAACTCGTAGGTTTCCGGCGCGGTCGGCTTGGCGTCGGCGGGTGCCTCGGCGGCCTTGGCGTCGTTGGCTTCAGGAACCTTGCCGGCAGCGGCCGCATCTGCGGCTTGCTGGCCCTGGGTCGTGGTCGCCTTCTGCTCGCCACCGTACAGCTTCTCGGCCGTCGCCGAAAGGCTTGCGGTAGCACTAGATGCGGGAGCGGCTGTAGTGTTGGTTTCAGCCGTTTCCATCATCGTTGGTTCGTTCATCGTGTGCCTGTTCCTTCATCATTGCCGGATACTGGTCCGGGCAAAGCGCGTGGACCATGCCGAGCATCCGTAACCCGTAGTTCCTGCCACCTTCCGCGAATGCCATCGACATCGCGTTGGTGTTGAAGGAACTGCGGAACACGCCCGCCTGGTCCAGCAGCCGCCACACAATGCGTCGGCCGCGCTTGCTAGACATGAGCCACTTCACGTCGGCCTCCTCGTTCTGTCGGTCAAGGCGATCACGAAGCTCTTTGTTGGCTCGGTCACGCTCTTGGCCCCGCAGGTCGAGGGGGTCGTAGTTGCTCACGGCGGGACTGTATCCCTGTGGCTAATGCTTACGGGTACTGTTAGACCTCAACACCAGAGGGCGAGCCGTACCCCGAGAACATGTTCATCACGTCGGTCAGCGCGTTCTGCTGCCCGGTCGGTGCCTGCGCCATGTTCTTGACGCTCTGCGAGGTCTGCTGCATCGCAGCAGCCTGTTCCTTCGCAGCCATCGCCTGATTGCGGGCATCGCGCAGGACCGCGACTTCCTTGTCGGCGATGATGAGCGACGGGTCCACGCCGAGCATGTCGGCGTATACGTCGGCCCACTGGTCCTGGTCGAACTTGTCCAGGATGTCCGGCTTCATGCGGGCGATAGCACCGAGGTTGCCGACGAAACGGTCCACGGCATTGGTGCCGATGGCGCGCTGCGCCTGCGCCAGCATGGACACGAACTCGACGTTCAGGTCCATTCCCTGCAATTCCTGCGGTGCGGGCGGCAGTGCGCCGGCAGCAACCATGCGCGTGAACGTGATATCCACGAGCGGTGACAGCAGCTCGTTGTGCAGGCGCTCGAGGACAGGCCCGAGCATGAGGAGCTTCTCCTCGTGGCGCTCGGCGACCTCGGTGGCCGTCATGCGGGTGTTCGGGGTGTTGGCAAGCATCAGGAACAGGTCCGCGTAGAACGAACCACGCACGCGCTCGCGGCAGTCCATGATGTCATTCAGCAGATACTGAAGGTTCAGGTTCACCTCGAACGCGGTCTTGATCCCGTTGGACTGGCCGTCGTAGTACGACACGCCGCCCGGGAGCGTTTCCACGTCGCGGTTCTTCATGGACGCCGGCACCTGAAGAGGCGGCTTCGTCTGGTAGTCGATGGCCTGCGCCTTGCGGAGTTGCTCGTGCTGGAGCTGCTTGATGTCTCCGAGCGCCTCCATGCCAGGGCTGTTGCCGTAGATGTCACCACCGATCACGGACCAACGCGGGCAGAGCGCCGGGAAATACTGGAACCCGCTCTCGCGCAGGAACACGCCGTCCTCGCCGCCGACCTCAAAGTAATACGAACCCCACGGCATGTTCTTGGCGTCGCGCTTGCCCATGTCGCGGTCTGCACGCGGTTCGATGCAGTGGATCACGGGCACCCACTGGTCGAGGTTTCCGGTGCGGTACATGTTCTGCACCGACACACTGCACTTCTCGAGGCCGAACTCCTTGACCACCTGCGACACGGTCATCTCGAACTCTCGGTACAGCGTGCAGACGCGGCCTTTCGCGTCGGTCGAGATGCAATACTCGCCGCAGGTCAGCGGGTAGTGGTGGATGACGCTCTGGTAATCGGGAAGCAGGATGGTGGCTGCGGTGCCGAACGTGCCAAGTTCCTCGTACATCTGGTGCAGCGCGTTGTAGGTGTTCGACTTCTGGAACACGCGCTGCATGCGCTTCGTCACGTCATCGAGCCACAGCTTGACAGGCTCGTAGGAGTTGAGTTCCGGGTCCGGCGTGGCGAGGCGAAACCACTGGCGCGCCGGCGACGTTGCACCTGACATCATGCCAGCACCAAGGACGCGCAGTGCGCGGGTGCCCGTGGAGTCGTAGATGTTGTTGTGACGGCGGTATCCGCGGTCGCGGTCCTGGCGGAAGTAGCGTCCATTGCGCGGCAGGATGTAAGACGTGAGTTCCTGCCAGTGCGCGAACCACGACGCACGCTCGCTCTTGAGCTGACCCCACCGGGTGAACAGTCGATCCCGCGTGGGAGCGCCAGGATACGACGAGTTGTCTCCGGTGTACTCGCTCATTTAGCCTCCGAGGAGCGACGAGCGCCCAAGCTGAAGTTCCTGGGGATTTACGCCCGTCGGACCTGCCAGCATGGTGCTTGCCGGACCACCAGCAGCACCGGATTGGGCGGCGCCCATAATCCCGGAAACATCTGGTTCTGCACGATTAGCGGCGGCCATTGCCTGCTGGCTACGGCGCTGCTCCGTACGGGCCTTGGCGGCGGCAGCATCTTGTGCCTTTTTCTGCTGCCGAGCCGCATAGTCCTGCGCCTGACTTGAACTGACTGCGCTGTAAGCGGTTGCGCCTGCGCCAGCGGCTGCGCCTGCTGCCAATGCCCACGCTGCAAGTACCGATGCTTCTACGACTCCCATTTCAAATCTCCTTCATGACAACAATGTCGGCGGGCGTGTAGCCACGCCGTGTGAACGCGTTTGCAAGATCGGTGCCGGCTCGAGTGTGCCACAGCACGCGGGTTGCCCCGCGCTTTGCGGCTTCTTTCTCAGCGGCGATGATGAGTCTGCCAGCGGTAATACCGCGATAATCAGGGCGCACAAACAACGCGTCATTCGCTGCGACCTTGATGGCAGGGTTGTGCATGTGATTCGTCACGGTCATCGTGCAGTACCCAACTATCTCGTCGCCATCGAATGCCGCAAGAACGAACATCAGGCCAAGGTCAACAACGGCCTGGTATGTTTCCACGGACGGCTTGAACTCAAAGCCAAATCCGGTTTCGTCCCAATTCTGACGCATGAGTTCGGTGATCGCGGGCATGACATCCGCGGGTTCAACAAGCGCAATGCGACTCATTGTGGAAATCCTGACGGACATGACTGTAGACCTCCGTCTAACGGTTACGGGTACTCACCTGTTCATACGGGTCGTAGTCGGTCGGCCGCGTGTCGATGCGCTCGCGCACCTCGCGTGGCAGCATCTTGGCGACCGGGTACGCGAACGTCAGGCACAGCGCGTCGGCCATGTCCGGGCTTCCGCCGCCCTGGAGACGCTTCTTGATTTCGTCCTTCGACTCGAGCACGCGCTTGCCGGCAGCGTCGTACCAGTAGATCGGCGTGCTGATTTCCTGCTTGAGCGTGATGTCGTTCGGGATCGAGCCGCCAGCCTGTATCCATTCGCGTATGGCCCACCACATCTCGGTGCGCTTGTTGATGAACAGGTTGGCGTA